TTTCAGCACTTCTTCAAAGGTGCTGGTGCGTTTGAGTTTCAGGGCGGCGGTGTGGTCGCCGTGGCCTGGGCTGTCCAGATCGCCAAGGTTGAAGAACACTCGGGCGGCCATGGCTTCGGGGTCTACAAAGCAGGGCAGGTGTTCGTAAGTGGCTTGTACGTCTTCGCTCATGGCGGCGGTGTAATCCACAAAATCTTCTATGACTGCTGTTCTCATGGTGCCCCGGTACCGGCGGCGTTGTTCCATGAACGGTTCCAGGTCTGCCAGTTTTACGGCTTCGGGCAGGGCAACGGCGGTGCCGTCGCTGGCTTCGGTGATGTAGTTGCGCAAGTCTTCGGCCTGTACGGCGTTGGCGAAGGTGTTCAGGGCGCTGTTGTCTTTGGTGCTATCGAGTTGCATGGGTTAGTCCTGCTCTTTGGTGGGGTTGGGTTGGCCGTGTTTGGTGAATAGCTGGTTCTGGTTTTCGGGGAACATGGTCATCCGGCCGCCCGGGTTCACGTGCATCACGCTTTCGGTTTCGTTGTTCTGGCTGTAGCTGCCGTTGGCTTCCGGAACCTTGTAGGTAAGCTGGTGTTTTATGCCCACGCGGTAACTGTTGCCTACGCGCTGCAGTTTGAATTTCAGGGTTAGCTCGCCTTTGTCGTCGTAATCAATCACGCCGGCGGCTACGTCGCTTAGGGCGCGGGCTACTTTTTCGGCGAATACGCCACCGTCCAAATCGTTTACAAATTCGGGCAGGTCGGTACCGCGGTTGGGCTGGCTCATTGAACTGTCTCCAGTTGGTTGTAGGTTTTCGGCGTTGGCTTGAATCCGCCCTGCAGGTTTCGCAGATTGGCTTTCACCTGGTCCATGGCTTCCTCGCCTATAAATTTGTTCAGCGGGCTGCCGTGTAGCATCAGGAAGGTGAGCAGCTGCATGGCCTGGCGCATGCGCATAGGGCACAAGCTGGCGAAGTCCTGAAGGTTCAGCGGGTGGCTGTGGCCGTCATACAGAGCCAGCAGGAATTCGCCGGCGTGGCGGGCATCGCTAAGTTCGCCGGTGCTGGCAAGCTGGTGCAGCTCATGCAGGGCGTGTTCTATGTCATTGGAGCTGGCTGTAAGCGTGAACATGGTGCAATCCTCAGTTTGGCGAGCTATCAACCACACGCAGCCGAGGGCGCAGGCGAGTAACAGAAGGTGGCTGAATATCATTGGCGGCGTTCTCCATGTGCGGTACATAGTTGAAACCTTCGCTGCGCCACACCAGGCGCTTGCCCTGGGCGCTGGCAAACTTCACCAGGTCTATAACGCGGGTGCTTTTTGGTAGGTCAATGCGCATGGCGGTGGTCCTTTTCTGGGGCTCTGGCACTAAAGCAGCCCTGTTGAAGCGTGCGAATGGTGCGGTCTACGCGGCGAATGTGACCTTTCACAACGTTGGTATCGCGCTGGTATTCGCGCACGATGTGCACGGTGCGCAGCCGCACTTCGGTCTGGTCTGCAACCGGAAAGCTGTCTACGTGCTCGTTAATGGCGGCTTGCACGTGGCGCAGCTGGCCGGTCGTTACCGCTTCCCAAATGGCCTTCCAGCTCAATAGCTCTTTTTCTTTCAGCGTTTTCATGGGTGCCCTCGTTACGCTACGTTTGATTGATTCCATTCCGCCTGCGCCTTCTGGCGCTGGGTGTCTATGTACTCGGCTAGATCCGCCGCGCTGATCAGCCACTGGCTTTTCTGGGTGCCCGCCTTGTAAGCCGGTATCGGCAGCTGGTTGCGGCTGGCGCGGGCCTTGGCCATTTTCTGATTTAGGCCGAAGAACTTTTCACAGATGTCTTCCAGCGGAATCTCGGACGTGCCGAACTCCGCCATCAGGGCGAAAAGGGTGCTTATTGTCTTCACGATGCTCTCTCCAGTTCGATTTGGTCGGCGAACTGCTGCCGTAGGAATTCAACACCCGTGGGCGTTACCAGCGTTTTGGCGGTGTGCTGCAAGCCGCGTGCGGGGTGGTTAAACGCCTTGGTTTCCACCTTGAAAAAGCCCTGCTGGGTGTAGCGCCAGTTGGGTAGGCGGTGCTGGTCAATAATCTTCCGGGCCTTCATGGCGGCTACCATTTTGCGTGGGCCAAGGTTCAGCACGCGGGCGGCTTCAGAAAGGGTAATCAGTTCGGGAATCATGCTGCCTCCTTGTCCCCGGTTAGCAGGTCGTCAAGGTTTAGGGGTAACAGAGCGTTGTTGTCTTTACCGCTGCGGCCGCCTACACGAATGCGAGCCACGCGGGGCGTGCGCATGGCCACGGGGTCGTTTCCGGTGGATGGCACGCAGTTGGCGGCAATCAACATGGCCAGCACCAGGTGGCGGGCGCTAACCATGCCTTTGGCGAAAGCCCGGCTGATGATCAACTGGCGGTTGGGTGCGTTGAATTTTTCCAGCAGGCAAATCATGTGGAACTTCACCGTGCCGGTGGTTATGCCCATGATGGCGCCGATGGCGGAGTTCTCTTTGCCTTCGGCAACCCACAGCAGCACTTCGCGTTGGCGTGGGGTGAGCATGCCGTTGGGGTCGTTTACTTCGAATTCTGAACCGGTGATGTTAGTCATAAGACACCATTGTCGTAGCTGATAGAACATATCGTAGACTACGGCTAACATTACCGTCAATATTTTGTACTTATTTTTTTGTATTAGTGGGTGATTGGTTGTGCGGGCGTTTGCTGTGAAGGTTTTCTTTCAGGCACAAAAAAACCCCGGAGGCATTGGCCTGAGGGGCTTTAGGGTTTTTTCTTTACGTCTTAGTTCTTAGCCAAAGGCGGTGTGTTCACCCCATTCAATTACTTCGTTTGCCAAGGCTATTTTGGTGTCTTCGGCAACAATATTGATCCCAGTTTTCTTTACCCGAAACATCAGCTCGTCGATTTGCTTGCGGATGGTGGTCACTTCGTCTGTTGTAATGCCTGGGCTGTGCCTTGACGGCGTCAACACGAAAAGCTTGATATTGTCATCACCGTAATCGATGCCGGTGCGTGATTTTGCGGCTGCCTCTAAGCGGGTGGTTGCTTCCAGCAAATAATAAGATGCGATTTGCGCATTTTTATAAACCGTGGAAACCACGTTGCCAATCAATCCAGGGGCAAGGAATGAAACATCCATGCTGTGTTCTTTGCCCTCTGGCGGAGTTACCCTTGTGTTGGACGTAAGCTTCGTATGAAGAAATGGCGTGCGTTTATGGAGCTCGCTATACACGAAGCTCTGCAACTGGTCGGTGCTTACACCTTGGAAACGGGGCTCTTCCCGTTGCACGTTCCGTGTTCTTCCCAGCGATACAACCCGATGGTAAAGGCGCTGTACAATTTCGTCTGCTGATTCGCCGCGTGCAAGCCTCGGTTCCGAGAACTTCATATTTGCAGAACTTGGAACCTGTAGCCCGAAGCGGATCTGGTTTGATTCAATTTTTACCAGAAATTCCAGCTGCTGCCTTGCAGACTCGCCGAACAAGCAGTCCAGACGCTCCCAGTAATCCAAGGTTTTAATTTTAACTTGGCCAGAGTGGCTGTCACGAAACACAACGCCTACGTTCAGAATTTCTTCTGTGGCGATGTCTGGTTGCCAGCGCAAAGCAAACCACTCACCCTCGGTTTGGCGGGCGATTCGGCTGCTTTGAATTTCCTGAAGTAAGGCGCTCATAATTCCAGAACTCCGTAGTGGGTTCCTAGTCGGCTTGCTGCGTTTAGCGATCGTTGTTTAATGTAGTTTAGCGCAAAGCTGCGATCCATATTACTCAGCAGCTGCGTGGCCCACCAGTCCAATTCCTCTTTAATTCGCAGAAATGCCAGCCTGTGCTCCTGGCTGTAGTGCACGATAGCCCCAGCATCTGTTTTAGGTAAATCCCGGTTTCCCCACAGCATGAACTGCAGTTTATTGGGTGAGCTTGGCTGGCTATGATTGAGCGAGCAGCCTACCCAATGCGGATTCGTGTACAGGTGGCCGTGATCAATCAGCACGTATTTTCCTTTGCCAATACGCAGAAGATTGCCAATATTACGATCTACGTTGCCAGTCCAGTCGTCTTTCGCAACCGTGTGATGACGTTTGTCCCACAGTTGTAGGTCTTCAAGGAAGGCGTCAGGCACGCCTCTTCCGTTAAAATTCCAGATAGTGGACGGATTGTGGCCCAGAATGCTGGTGGTGACCCATGAAAGGCGCGCGAGAGGGTTTTCAAGCGCTGGATTAAAGCCGGAAATATGCCAGGGAAGAACAATAACCGCCGCCGACGGCGCGCAGGGCAGGCTAAGTGATTTTGCGATTAAATAGCCGGTTACTTCGTTGAAAACCTCTTTTAGGCTTGGGTAGGTTTTCACGTAGCATTCAGTAATACCCTGGGTGGGCAAGTCTATGGTTGCAACCCGGGTTTCTGCAGAGATTCCATCTTCGGGCGTCGACAAGTGCTCGACAAATCTCGACTCGTCCAGAATTTCTACTATCCGTGTCATCTGGTCTCAGCGCTTTTTTTAAAGGGTGGTCAGGTTTCTTATTTCAAATCGTCAGGATTTCTTTTTTTTGTGAGGCTATGTTTTTTGTAGACAGGTTCGCGTTTAAGCTTTCCGGTCATTCGCACCAGCCGCGATATCCGGGTTCTTTGGTGGTCAAGCCCTCGGGCTTCGTGCTCCATGTTTGTTGTTATCTGCTTTCTTACTTCTACAAACAGTGTCGATGGAAGCTCCCGGCTGGGGTGTAGGCTAATGAGTTGCTGAGTATAAAATATACAGGAATCCACAGCAGCGCCGACCTGTGCCGGAACAATAGGCGCATCGGGGTCTTTCCAGAACGATATTGAAATATCTTCCAGTCTTTCGATTCTTTCTAAGGCTGCATCAATAGCTTTGTTAACTTCCGCGTGATCGGCAATTTCACGAGATTGCCGGCCCCTGACCCTCCAGCCCCAAAGCGCCATACCCCAGCCTGTTAAGGCCACAAGCCAGCGCATCAAGGAGTCAAGCGTTTGAAGTGTGCTCGCCTCTATGATCATCGTGCCTTTTGCTCTAACCCATCAATAGCGTCGGTCAGATAGCTTTTTACTTCTTCCGCCAGCGTGGGATCATCGTCTGATTTGATATGGGTGCTTAGCTCTTTTGCCTGGGCCGCGTTGATTATTTTTAGCCTTACAAGCCCGCCGAACGCTTCTTCAAGAAACGATGATCCGTAGCCGAACGCGCCGTCTAAGTCGATTTGAATATCTACGCCAGACTCACGAATTGCTGGCTCTAAAACTGAGTCTCTGAATTCTTCACCGGAACAGGGCCCAAGTTTTCTATACCTTGGACCAGGAAATTCGGCGAAGTCTTTAATCTTTATGATTTTCACTGTGAAAGCTCCCCGATCGGAATGGACCATTCTATGACCGTTCCTTTGATTGATTTTTTCTGTTCATCTTTCAATGCAAATGCGTGCTTTGCCCCAGACTTGGTGATTTTGTTGCCGTCTTTGAAGCACCCTTTGTTGCTGTAAATGCCTAAATTGGCGCCTGGATAATGGTCCAGAAGCCCTCTTATATCTTTCCCGCCTTTGCCTCTATGGGCCATTTTCGTGCGGGTTTTGTTCAAATAAGTCGAAGCGTGAATCAGCTCTGAATCGTTTGTCTTCGATACTTTCAAAAACTCTAACACGGCTCTGATTGTTGCTTCAGAGTAGTTTTTTGGGATGGTTGACGGAATGCCCACGCCTAAATCACAGACTATTATTATGAGCTTATCCATTATTATGCCAACAAACATCCACCAACGATCGTCTAAGATCTTAAGACCGTCTGGTCTCATTGTAGGGTAAGCGTGGTCAACACAGTTAGATATTGCCTCAATCGCGCCCCGATACAGTCTTTGTTTTGCGATGTTTGGTAGCTTTTCATCTATTTGATTGATCAGCGCCCCGGCGATGCTGCCTTCGGCTACACGCCCTTGGCTTAGCTGCCAGCAGGATACGGTGGGGTAAGATTGAACTTTCCTTTCAGGCTTGCCAATTAATTTAAAGAAACCTATCTGGTTGAGGATGCTTTCTATTACATAGGACTCATTTTTAAATTTGCCGTGGTGGCGTCTTGGCGGGTGAGTGCAGTCTACTTTTACGTGTGGGTAGTGGGTGCACAGCCGGTCAATTTCAGCAATAAACAACAGGCCGCCTGCTGCTGCGATTTCCTTGGTATCTCTGAAACATATTCTAATTTTCAGATGCTTAGAGAACGCTTTCCGCAGATTTTCGAGAAAAATAACGGTGCGCTCATGATCGCGGGGGTTGTAGATGCTGATCTTTGGTGGAGCTATCACCTCGTAGGCCCACGGTGACCGTATATCGCGATAAAGCTTTTCTTTATGTTTTTGCAGGCGTGCTTCTTCGTGGGCCTTTGTGTGGCGAATGCTGCGCCAGTGGCGCTTGTCGTCTATCTTTTTTTTGAGCTGCGGGCTCACGGTGCTTTTCTTCATTCAAGCCCTTTTAGCGTTGGAGCTTTGTTTATTTGGGTGATTATTCTTGTTTCTTTGCGGCTGCAATGGCATTCAGAGTTTGCGTCAAGCCGTCAGCCAGAGCGGGCGTGAGGATCTGAGCTGCCGTGAGGTGTGATATGCACTCGATTAACCTGGCGTGCGCTGGCGATGCGCCCGCTGCGTTGCTTGTGGGTAGCTGCTGCATTAGCTGAGTGTCGTCATCATAGGTCTTCGGGCCTTCGCCAAAGGCCAGCCACCAAAAGCGATACCCAGTAAGTTCAGCGATTCCTTTCAAATTATCGATATTGATAAGTCCGCGGCGTTTCCAGTTCAAAACGGAGGTTCTGGCCACGCCAAGGCGCTCCGCTATTTCATTCATATTTAGCGGACCGTTTTCTACGGCTTCTTTAAGCCGCGAGGCTCTGGCGTTTTCGGAGTCGTCTATCATGACCGCGATGTTAGCCATTAACTAATCCTTTAGTAAGTCAAAAGTTTGAACGTGATGATAGCTTTTGGGGTGGACGCGCCCATTAGCCTTAGTTTACTATTCTGATAGCTAACAAAGGGGTAACCAATGGCTATCAAAATTTTGGCTGATATATCAAAGTGTTTAGGCAGCCAGGCTGCTGTTGCGCGAGCGGCAGGCGTAAAACCACCGAGTCTGCACAAGTGGGTGAGAATCCCGGCGGGGCGCGTTCTAGCTATAGAGGCTGCTGTTAGAAAAAAAGGGGGAATCATCGATCGCTACTCCATGCGGCCGGATATTTACGGCGATTCTCCTAATCCTAATGCGCAGAAGTCTGTTGCGTAACTGACCGCCTGGAAGGTAACTGTCTGTGCGATCACAGTGGAATAACAACGAAGACGCAGCGCTGCAAGGCCTGACACCAGAAGCCCAGATAATCTATTTGCGGGGCTTTCGGCGTTACGTGGACTATGCAACCGGTGTTGCCGGCGGGCACAAGCGCAAGCTGTCATACAAAGCCCTGGCTGAACTGATTGATGTAGACCCTGATTGGGGCAGTAAGCGCGAGCGGGGCAGTGGCTCCAGTTTGGGCCGTGTGCGGGCCCGTGTTGCGGAGCTACAGCGGGCGGGCCTGGTGGTAAACCACGGTTCGTGCCGAGCTTTGGGGCTCGTTTTTTTGCTTCCGTTAGCTGGCCTGGGATTAGTCCGTCGAGAAAAGGAACAACACCAAAATGACCCCAAGGAACAACACAAGGAACAACACGTTAATAACGTGGTTAAGTTGCCGGAAAGTAAAGAAATACAGCCGCCAGAAACACCACGGAACAACACAGGGAACAACATAGCAAAAACACCGAGGAACGACACACATCTGTATAACTATACTTTACTTAACTCTAATGACGCGGGCGCCCGCGAAATTGAAGCCTTCCCCGACACCTGCAAACCCAAAGCCCCCAGTGACTGGGGATCTTTCCTTGGCAGAGAGCGCAACTGGGCATTCCATCGCGTTTCCAGACCAAAGCTAATAATCCTTTACCAGTACTGGACCCAGCTAGGCCTGTCGATTGGTGATATTCGCCTGATTATGGCCAGTGCTGAGGCCACCCTGGGGCGCATACCAGACGGCCCCGAGTATTACCGCACGTTTGCAGAAACCTACGCCCTTGAGCGGGACAGGCATAACCATACCCAGCAACAGCGAGGCAACCATGGCCCAGGCACGCCAGATTCACAGCATCGTTCAAAACGTGAAGAGCGAGCTGCAGTGCAGAGGCAGCTCACAGACCCCGACTACGCAATCCAGAACTGGTGATAACTTCACCCGTGAGCAAAAGCAGAAAACCGTGCTTTTTTTCAACCGGTTGCAGCTGATTTACGGCAACCGCTTCACCCTGCAATGGCCCGATGAAAAAACAGTGATGCTTGGTAGGCGTGAGTGGGCTCACCAGATTGACGAGTTAACCTGGGACCAGATGGGGCAAGCGCTTGAGCGGGCAAAGGCCAAACTGATTGCTGGTGATGGTGATTACTACTGGCCGGATGTTGGCCGTATTCTGGGCTTGGCTAAAGATAACCGCTGTGCAGCTTACCAGGTGTTCGATGTGGCCTTGCCAGAAGGTGATGGGGTGAAGCAGGCAAGGCAGAAAGCCGGCCGGCAAGGCATGTCAGGCGTGTGGGCGCTGATGGGGGCTGGCCATGCTGAGTGATACACAGCGGCGACTGGAGGCCTGGGGCCACTGGGTGCGGGCCGGTAGCGGTGTGGCTATGGGCATGAAGAGCGTGAACCTGGCCGTAGGCGCCAGCGTGGCTATGCCGGTGTGCACCGATGATGACGCCATGAGCGTAGACCGCGCCATTGCGCGCCTGAAGCACCGTGACCCCACTATGGGCCGCGTGGTGACCATGGCGTACCTGGGCCGTTGTAGCTTAACCCGCATAGCGCGGGAGGCTGGATTGGGCAGCCGTGAGCGGGCTCGATACTTGTTGGGGGCCGGTGAGGCGTGGATTGATTGCGCGTTATTTTTCTGATGGATAACATTACCATCAAATTATTGACAAGCTGCATGCGGATAACTACTCTGTTTCCCGTAAGATCCGAAAATTGCATCTGAGTTGTTCGCTGTACACAAAACCCCTTTCCATGCCCGGCCCAGTGCCGGGTTTTTTTATGTGTTTTATAAACTTCTACACAAGCCCCTTATGGTCTAACCTTGCGGTACAAAATTTTGCAAGGAAAGGGCAGGGAATGACGGTATTCAAGTATTACAACGTACAGTTGCTGGCAATTGACACGGAATCGCATGCAGAGGTTGGTGTCGAAGGTTACAAGGGAATGTTCCAAGAACTCGCAGCGAGGTTGCAGAGTGCGAAGGAGGGTAAAGCTCTGGAAAGGGTTTCAGGTGACCTGAGAAACGATTTCCACTTCGCACCATTTAAGATCGAAGTCAAAAAAGACTATGTTCAGGGCATGTTTATCAAGTATGACAAGGTTGAAAAAGTATCGAATTTATATACTGATGAAGATGAGTTCAAAGGCGGTAGAGGAAGTACAAGCAAACGCTATGACTTCTGGTTTTTGTTTGATTTTAAATCGCATACTTTAGCCATTCAGTCGAAAGGTGGGTTGCCAAGTGTCAACCCACTGACAAAGACCCTTAGTGAGATTTTTATACCCGTTTCACAGGAGCTCTTTCCTGACTACCAGATTAGCATTCATGAAATGACGTCAGCGCAATCCTTAGACAAGGTATTCAATGCAGATCGTTATAGGCGTGTTAGAGTCGATGTGACATTTTCCAATTCGGCAGACTTGGACGATGCTCTTCTGGGGGAAGCTGGTCTTCTTGAACAAGATTTGAAAGACAAGAGCGTGCACTCAGTAGAGCATATCGAAAAACCAGCTGCAGGAGGGTTTATGTCGGGCTTGTCAAAGATCGCTAAGCCAATGCTTATTATTGCCGCTCGTTTTGGCAACGCAGATGTGAACTATCAAACGGACGGCAAGTGGTCTCACTATCACATGAAAGACCACCCAGTTAGGGAAGAAGTGGTTCCACTGCCGAAGGAATCTCACGATAACTTTATGGCTAGAGTCCTGCAGAGCATTGGTGTTGCGCGACAGAAAACTCAGGTATCAAGCCAGGTGTTAGATCAACTTCACAATACTTTCCCGCTCCCAGAAAGTGAAGGCGGAGAAAAATAATTATGAGACTGAGGCATATACCCTTGGTCGGTCTCTTCCTGAAGTATCTGAATCTTTATGTTGGGCAAGGCAAGTCAGAGTATCTTTTCAGGATTGCACCGGCCCCGCTCTGGCTTGACCGAGTGGCTGTGGAGTTTTTTGTCAATGTGGCGTTTGTCGCATTGGTATTCTTGCTAGCAGGTGAAGCCAAGAATGCGCTCGACTTTTCTGATCTGGTGGTGAGTGTTTTTCCTTCGCTGCTCGGGTTCGGAATCGGTGTTTTTGCTCTTATATTTGTTTTGCCGGATGATTTTTTGACGTCACTTGATAAAAAGTCTGTTAGCACCGGATTAGGGTCAACACTCCTAGTTGCGGAGATGGCGTATCCACTAATCTATATGGCCGTTGGTCTGGTCGCTTCAGCGCTTATGGCAGAGCTTTGGACTTCAGT